AAGATTATTGGTGCTTTTGACTTGTTTCTTTTGAGCCTCATCAACTTTAAGACCTGCCTGTTCGTATTCTTTAAGCGTTTGCTTCGCTTCGGCTATTTTCTTATTATACCGCTCAAGGTCTTCAAACTTATATGCTTGCTTACGCGCTTTCTCATATTTCTTTATTGCCTCGGTAGTATCTTCAATAAGCCCCTTTTGCCGCTTCTCTCCTTCCTGAACACTGCGTTGCATTGAAACAGTCGCCTGTTCAACCTGCTTAGTCTTTGTGATGTAATCCGCGTTATCCGCGACGATTTGCAGTTCTATTTTTTCGGCCATCGCTTATTCGCTTTTCAAAGTTTGAAATAAACCCAAAGAACTCAAATACATCAAACCGACACAACCGATCAATCTCTGTCGCCTTTCCATCACACACGGTGTAAAGTAAATCGGTCCAATATTTTTCATTCGTCACAAGTTCTTTATAAATGTTCTTTATGCCTTCACTTTCTCCACGTCTGAAGTATTTCGGATAGTGATGTTGTAAGCTGGCATCCAACCTTGAACCAAGCTGGCTGCCAAGTGAAAGAAAGGGCTTACATCAAGCTCCTTGCTCCAACATTCTATTTTACCCTTCATTTTTGCTTCATCAAACACTGTCACATCTTCATTTTCTTCATTAATGAATAACGCGCACAATCTTAGCGCAGCCGCATCTTTGTTGTCAATTGATGAAACACCGTGAAGAAGATTATATAATGTCACAGCTAAATCACCCCAGTTTTTGTTCGTCTGCACATAATCGTAGCACTTCTGAATCTCTTTAAATAACTCAACAAATGTCGTAGAGAATCCAAACTCAATGCTTATCCTTTGCAGTTCACGAAATCGGTTAAATGATAAGGAATCATGAACGTAAAACGTCCGACCTCCACATTCAAATTTCTTTTCTTTAAAATCAATGGTCCGCATAATCTATAAGTTTATCAAATATCATTACAATCAGTATCACTGCTGAAATAAATACAACATGGTCAAATAAATTATATTCTCTGAAGTGAGTAATCAAATAATACCAAAATGACACCTGTCCAGAGAAGCACATCAGACAGCCGCCCAAAGGCTTATACAACCAATCCCATTTTATCCTGTCAATCAGTCGCGCATAGAATGAAAAGATCATCCCGGGTGACATAAGGACGAAAATCACATAAGCAACAACCGATATTTTCAGCATCTCTAACATTCCGTACATCCTCCGACGTTAGGTTCATGACATTCAGGAATTACAAAGAACTCAGTACGGATATCCAGAGCAAAAAAATCATAAGGTATCATAAGGTACTGAGTTTGAAATTCATTGTATGTGTACTGAGAGAATATGCCACTGTCGCGACGTGCTTGCGAAGTAACTGTAATAGTCACCCCGCGCATTGCTCCGATATCTACAGGAACGTCCGGCAGTGATTTAATAATGTCCAGAATATACTCACCAGTAGATCCGCAGCCTGCCCCGCGCAGAAGTTTATAGTTCAGCCACGCAACCAACCGGATATTACTTGTATAGTATAATCTTTTACCGCGTCGTTCAGAGTAAGAAAACGAACCATCCTCGAAATAAACAATTGAGCGATATTTTGAGTTAGGTGCAAGTTCATCATAACAACCTTCCTTACACGCATCTTCATAATCCAGTTGACATGATATGGGATACCGCTTTTCAACCTTAGTCTCGCCTGAAGTCTGGTGTATCTTTGCTACCTGTGTCATCCCTGCGAGTTTATCAATCCACGGCAGGTCTTTGATGTAATCTACGATGATATTGGCTATCTTGTTGTTCATAAGAATCCCTGTTGCCTCCACAAATCAGTTAAACGCTTCTCAATTATACGAGCCAGCGCATTAGTTTCGTCAGTCGATAAGTCAAGAATAGTACCTTTGCGCTCGGTGTTACCAGCGAGCTTCTTCATCTGTTCTTCCGATAGTGTGCTTATCCGTGCGCGGCCAAGTTTATGTTCATCATCTCCAGATACAACCTGCACATCTGCCCACATGCGACCCGAAAATGCAAAGTCCACGAAGTTAGTCTGTCGGCCGTGCAGCTCTCTGAACTCCTTATAACCACCGGCAAGTTCAAACAACCGGATATTCTTCGTGCCGCGTTTCAATGTTACCCACTTCAGTTCTTTACGCTTTGCCTTTGACCCTGTTTTTTTATTACAGGCAGATTGTGTCATTTGCGAGCAGTTGGTCAACATCGGATTAGTTGAATACGGATCGTACTGTTCTCCCTGTGCGTTCTGACCTGTTTTAATCACACGGTCCTTTATCATTGTATCAGCCGTCTGAGCTACTTCTAACATGACATTGCCCCAGTCTGACACAGTCTTATCAACTATAAATTCAACCCTCCGTATCGCTTCGTCTGCTTTCATATCAACTGAGTTCTCCGGCGCAGCCCCATTGGTGATTTACACTTCAAACAATCATTACGCTCATCATCCATATTCTGAGCAATCCAGTCCATCAGTACGGCGTAACGTTTATTATAGTACATCCGGTTTTCATTCAGAGCCTCAGTTCCCAAAAGAGTATAACGGCTTACCTCTCCGGTATCCATTATGTAATTCGTCAGGAACTCGCCCGTCTTGTAAAGAATAGCCCATGCCATTGCAGCATCAAGTTCATTGTTCACGAAGTCGCTGTCATCAGTGCAAAGAGCATCAAAGATATTACAAGTGAAGTTCCCGTGAAGGATCATCCCTGAGGCTTCGCGCACTGTCGGCCAGTCCTCACGCACGGTGAGATCATTGCCATACACACCTGCTACCATAGCCCATTCAGTCCAGCGGTCGCGTGAATACCTGTAACACGGGTCATCAATACAGAAACACCACTTGAACCCACCACAACCGCACGTTAGTTTATTCGCATACGGAAGTCCTACGGGAGAGATGAGAAAATAATAGTTCCGGTCAAGCGTCAGTTCAATGTCTGCAAAATCTGTTTTGTGCGGCCGTCCTGCAACGGAAGTCAACGGAATAGTGTAAAGCAGGTCATATTCGTCATAGATTTCAAGATTGACGGCTTCTGATGAATTAAGTATCAGTGACACACCGCGAAGATTAAACTTGCCACCTCGGATATCTGAATACATCCTCAGTCCGTAGTATGTTGAGCCGGTTATTGTTCGTGTGAATGACTTGCCCCCTATGTCACCTGTGAAGCGTTTGCGAGTTGGTTCTTTATAGTTGGTCAACTCCATTGTGAGATCAGTCTGAAACGTCCTGATGGCGTTCTCACGCGCACGGGCCATCTTCTCCCACAACGTCGTAGAGTTATCGGTGTTGTCGAGTATCCTCAGGGTCATGCCCTGAAGTTCATCGATGTAAAGTCCCGAAAGACTCTCTGAGTAGCCTACCGGATAAGCATCATCAATACAGGTATCATCAGTTCGGGTAAAACCTATAACTGAGTTCCAGCAATCGGGTAACGCGCTCATTTCTTTATTGTTTTTGGTCTGCGGATTGTCCTGCGCGAACCGCAGTTACATTTACTTAATTCTTCCATAGTTCAAATAACAAAGGATATCCCAAAATTAGAATATCCTTTGTCTTTTTATTCAAACATAATGTTTTATATTCTCATCAGCTACAAGTGAATGCTAATACGCCCGTGTTGGTTTCGTCGCATGGCAGCGGATTCTCGGCAAACAGTCCATGAAGCTGAACCTTTGCGGCAAGGTAGAACTCATTTTCAACACAAGTTTCCTGAGTGATAATGTCATAATACACACCAGGGATGTTGTTTGAAGGCTCTGACCACAGAGCATAAACACCGGCTTCGGGAACTGCGTTTGCAGCACCAAGTGGATTCCATGCTTTGTTGATGAACGCAACGGCGGTCTTATGCAGCAGGAACGTATAGTTCGGAGCAACAGCCTCGACATTCTCCGGGTCCTGGTAAATCTTCCGTATCGTTCCAATCTTTGACATTGCAGCACGTCCGGCCTCAGTCATTGATTCGTGCATCCTGTTAAAGAGAAGCTGATACAGGTTATCTCCGGTCAGAAGGTACGGTGACTTGAATTTGTTGTACCTAGTAACAAGATTGAAATAACCCCAGATTGAATCGTTCCATGAAGCAGCGGGAATAGTCGTCAGCGCACCGGCGACAGTTCCAACACCACCTGTGTAAGCGTTCGTTCCGGCAGCGGCAAGAATACCTGTAACGATATACTGAGCCAACCATTCGTCAAGGGCTTTCTTGTGCTGAAGCATATTAAATGCGAACGCTTCAGCCATCTCGATAGTCCTCTCGCGATAGGCGCGTTTCGGCATCTTAAACTTCGTCTCACGAAGGCACTCAATTTCATACTCCTTACAGATCGGGTCAGCATCTTCGCCGTCAATCGTACAGTCGTCAGTACACGCAGTCGTAGTGATGTCACACTTCTGAAGCCACTCAAGGCTTACGATGCGTTTCTTCTTCCCGGTCAGTTCTGTCATTGAAATCTGCTGGTTCTCCAGCACGGCCTTTGCAGCCTCGACATCACCGATAAGATCAATGTTTGCGATAGGGTCAGTCCACATCTGCGCGGCTTTTCCCTGGTAGGTGGCTAAGAAGCCACAGTCAACGGTTCCTATTGTACTCATTTTGTTTTAGATTGGTAAGACTCCATAACTTTTGCTTGTTCTTCCGGTGTCTTAGCCTCTCTCATCTTCTGAATGAACTCTTCTTCATTGCGCGGTGCGATGATATTACTCTGCTGCTGACGGTTGCCTGGGCTTGTCCTGTCATCTGCGGTCTGGAAATCAAATATCTCAGAGGCAGTTTCTTTTACCAGGTCAGCAAAGGATTTGTTATACCCGTGTGAGTCCTGAAGCGGCTTCCCGTCTTTCAGAACAACAATCGTCCCGTCCTGCTCAGTGAAGTCATACGCACGAAAGTCCTCAATGTATTTCTCTTTCCATTTCTGGGCTTTCTTCGCATCTTCGGGCAGTATTGGCCTGAGGTTGTCAAGTTCGGCAAAAGCACGTTCTTTGACTTTAGAAAACATCGATTCCCTGGTGTGTTTCAGCTCCAGATCTTCGATCTTCTTTTGCCATTCCTTGTCTTTTGCTTTCAGCATACGGTCGCTTTCGCTTTTCAGTTTCAGATACTCCGGATGAGCCGTAATATCTTCATCACCTTTGCCTTTAACTTTTTCGAGTTCAGTTGTCAGAATAAGATCAACTAAATCAACTCCGGTTTCATCAGAGCTTACCCCGTACTTTTCCTTCAGCTTAGTCTCGAACTTAGTAGCCACTTCTTTCTGACCACGTTTGTACTGACTGTCATTTTCTTCTTTGAGTTTAGTAACTCTCGAAGTGTCTGCTTTTTCGGCTGCGGTTAAGGAGGTCAACTCCCCGGCCTCGTTGTAAAGGCTGGCCAATTCCTCGTCGTCCATTTTTAAGGTTTTGGACAAAAACCCATTGAGCTTTTTCTGTTCAGCTTCAGTCATTTTTTATTCTTTTTGGTTTGTATTTCCGGCATCAGAATCTCTTTGTTAATGACTGGCTTCTTGATGATAACCATTTCTTTCATCGTAAAGTTCTTCGCTTTGCCGTGTTCTTTGAGCCACGCCCATTCTTCATCAGTGATGAATTGGGTCTGCTTAGTTCGTTTGGAGGTTATTTCTTTCATTTCTTTTTTGCTCTGGGTTTTGATGCTTTTTTCACCTCAGTAATCATCGGTACTTCAGGGGGTGGAGTGTCGAGCGTCTTTGCTAACTCTGTTTTTTGCAGGGTCAGTTCTTCGGGCTTCTCAACTTTAACCTGAATCTTCGGTATCAGTATCGGCTTGCTCAGTTCAATCGGTTTCGTAATGTTCAGATCAGAAGCCTTTGCAGCACCAAAGTAATCCTTTGCCATTTCGTAAGCAGTAGGAGACAGTTCGAGTATCTTTCCCCGAACCACACACTTAATCTTTTCCTTTGCCATTGTTGAAATTATTTGATGTAAAGTTATACAAATTTCTTTTTAATAAACAAATTATTTTTTAACCAGGTCAGGCCGCATCTCAAATGCCAACTCTTCCATTATGAAACCCAAATGATGACGGCAGTTGAACCCTCCGCGATGAACTAAAGGTTGATACCCGTCGTAAGAAGCAATGTATGACGGCACGGCGTTCTTATCTTTTTGCTTAATCTTATAGTCAGGAGGATAAACACCCTTTGCCGGTGTCCATTCAGACCATTTATTAGCCTCTTCTGTTGTCCAGACTTTATTATCATGAGCTACACAAAAATCCCTCGAATCCTGAACTTTGCCTCCGAGATAAACAAAATACTTCATCCCAGTTTCTTCGGCCAATGATGTTGCATAGGCACTATCATATTGCATATACAAATCATGAGCATACCTGTTGAGGTGCGATTCAATCCCTCCAGGCTTTTCACCTGAACCTGTTATCAGATCGTTCATGCTTGCAATGAAGTCCTTTGTGCTGACCTGAGAAGTCACGGCCTGTGACATGAGATTCTTAACCGAAGTCAGCAGTTCAGTGTTAGCCGTCAGACTGTCAAGAAAGCCGCCACCAAGTATCTTGCCTCCTTTGATGCCTATTGCCGTGAGCATCTTTGTCTCAGTCGCCGCCAGAACCTTGCCAAAGGTAGCCGGTAATGAAGCACCCATTGTGATCGTAAAGAACTGTTTGTTCAGCCCTGTAAGCCCTCGTGCCGTGTCGCCTATCTCTGACACAAACGCTAACCGTTGCGTCGTGCTGAAGTCTTTATACACCCTGTCAAGTGACTGCAACAGTTGATAGTTGCGGAGCGTGTTTCTTATCTTCCCGCCGGAAGTATCCAACATCGGGATTATCTCGCGCGTCAGCTTTGAGATGAGCATATTTTGAAGCCTCACAACGCTCTTATTTAGTGAAGCCTCACGACGGGCGATAAACTCGTCCTTACGTTGTATTATGTCAGCAATCCTTTTTGGCAGCCTCATAAAACTCCTTTTTCATGCGTGAATATGTTGTCATAGCGGAATCATGATTAAAGTCTTTCTCACCTATAAAGCGATAAAAGCTGTCAATAGCCCTTTCAATCGTCACCCCTGGCACTAATGACCTCTGAGCCTCAACCCAAAAGAGCATACCGATATCCTCATAGCTTCTTTTGTAGATTTGAGCGATTGCGCCTTTGTATGGTTTTTCTTTCGGCATTGGTAAGTTTTACTCTCGTTGCACGGTCGGTTTTCATTAACGTCCGTGAGATATAATGATTCACAACTACATTACAGATCAGATAGTGTTTGATTCCCTTAGCCTTTAACTGATGAACGTACATATCATCTGAATACCAGAACTGATACGTTTCATCCAATAGGCCAATCATATCCCATACCTTTGAATCCACGAACAAACACCACCCTGTTACATAAAGGCAAATATCATATCCTTCATAAGCATAGTCACCCCGTTTAAAGAGCTTCTGTCTGGGATGATTTGACAGTGCCGACGTGGAGAGATAACCATACTCCCGCATCGTATAGCCAATAGATGACCAACCAGGTTGAAAGATAATGTCATTGTTTGCAAGAATCTGAATGTCGCCCTTACGGTGTTCCAATCCCAAGTTCAGACAATGATTGTAATTGAACTCACCCTCAAACAAAACATACTTATCTACATTCTTGTATTCTGTCTTTTGATAGGTTTCAACAAGAATTACATTAACATCCGCACGGTCAGCCAGGCAACTGTCAATAGCATCCTGGGTCATCTTTATCAGTGATGAATCCTTTGATGCAGATACTATGATAAGATCGTATTTCAAAATATATAATCTTTAACAGGTGTTGATTGATTTAGTCCGATGTGGTTCATCCCCAGGTCAAGAAGATAAGCCGGAGGACAACCGATTGAACGGTAATACTGTCCTATCATCCAGTCGCCGTTCTTCAGGCAGGTATATTCTTCACATAGTTGCCTCACAAACTTTGCAGGTGCTAACTGAAAAGCCCCTCCGGTGTGAGATGTGTATTGAACTTGGTATCCGGCGATTTCAGCCCGTTTAAACACGGTAGGATAGAACTTAGGGTCAATCATCAGGTCAGGCGGTGAAACTGCGTGAGGTCCGGCTTTCTCAATGAAGTCAACCAGTCTCGCAATCATATCCTCCGTCACAGTTTCAACATCATTGTCGAGCTTCAGGATATAGTCATAATCCTGCAACTGTTGAACGCCGTAATAAAAAGCCGCAGCGATGCCGTAGTTCTTATCCAGAAGTATGCGGTACTTGTCTTCGAGCCATTCGACAGTTCCGTCGGTAGATCCGTTGTCGATGAATAAATGAAAGTCAACTCCCGTTTTAGCGTTAAAGGATTCCCATGTCCGCTTTGTCAATTCAAGCCGGTTGTAGGTAATTGTGATTGCTGCTACTTTTTTACTCAT